ATTGCTTGGGTTCCAGATGTTGTAGCACCCGCAGAGCCGCTTGCAAACTGCATGAATCTGAATTCATTGCCAGCAAAATAAATAGCATTTCCAGTGTCAGCAGTTAGGTATTTCCAAGTATTTGATGTGTTGGTATTGCCCATGTTATAACCAACATAACCAGCACTATTTGCATTTGAACCCATCGTCAATGCAGAAAATGTTCTGTTGTAATTTGCAATATTTAGTGTGCTTACTCCTGCATTGGCACTAGGCGTAACACCCAATCCCAAGTTACCAGAGCTATCAAACCTTGCCACTTCCGCACCGCCTTCAGCAAAGGCAATGGTGTCAGCCGCAGGGAAGAAGATGCCTGTGTTGGTGTCGCCTGTGGTGGTGATAGCAGGGTCTGCTGCTGTTCCAGCGGCAAATGTCGCAACGCCAGTAATAGTTGGACTAGTTAAAGTCTTATTGGTCAGCGTATCAGTGGTTGCTTTACCAACCAAAGTGTCAGTAGCCGCAGGAAGCGTCAAAGTTGTAGTACCAGCTACAGCAGTTGCTTGCAATGTGGTTGTCCCTGATGTAGAACCAGAGATTTCAACAGCATTAGGTTTTAGAGATACTGTGGTTGCCATGATTGATTCCTTTATACATCAAATTGTAAGTGCTTTTAGAAAAACATCAAGAAGTTGCCGTTCCCAGCACTTGGCGCAGGAGGTGCTGTAAATATCCACCCAGAATTATTACCCCCATCTGTGGAGTTTGCCCCTGCATACCAACCCGCCCCACCAGTAGCTGTAGACCTGCTGATAGACAGAAAGTCAGAACTTACAGTACCGCTTGCCTTGGACAAGGTGTGGCTTGCGGCAGTGACTGAGCCAATGGTTAGAAGTCTTGTAGATTCTCCACTAGCATTCCAATCGGTAAATGTGCTAGTTGTTGCCGCCGTAAACAGAATAGACGTTGCACCAGTGCTTTTATAGGTATTGGTTATGTTGCCAAATGTGTTTGAGCCTGTAATAGTCAATGCACCAGCACCACCTTGGTTGAGTGTGATGCCAGAATAAGAAAAACTACCGCCAGCAAAAGTTTTTGCAGATGCGCTAGTGAGGCTAATTGTTCCTGTACCTGTTACAGTAAGTCCTGTGGTTGTTGTTGTATCCCACGCAGTACCTGTACCAGTACAAGTAATGTTACCTGTACCAAAAGCAATGGCTCTAGTGAATGAATTATTTGAACTAAATAAACTTGTGGTTAATGTGTACGACTGAAGGTCTAAAGTTCCATAGTTTAAATTTGTTGCAAGGGTTGAACTCGTTGTAAACGCATCTTGCAAAACAACTGAACCACTTGGAGAGGTAACACTAAAAGCCTGTGGAAAAGTCTTAGCCGAACTTGTAATTGTTTGTGTAGTTCGTGCCGAATATGATATTCGACTTGTACCAGTTAATGTAATCCCAGTTCCATTTATCCAATCACCATAAACTGATAATGAATTTGCACCTGTTGCCAACGTCATAGTGTTTGACGTTCTTAGCGACATATCTATTGTGCCAATTTGGTAGGCGTGATTAATAGTTGTTGTTGAACCTGATGCAGGGTAGGTTGCCGCAGGAAAGACAGCAGTATCTTGTGCTAATGGGAACTGCGTTGAATTTCTACCCCCACCAGACGTAGCAGACCAAGAACCAACGCCTCCAGTACCCCAACTGCTAGACCCAGTTTCCCCATAAAACACAGTCTTAGCCGCACCAAAAGTAATGCCGCTGTTGCCTTTGCAATTTCCAAGTCTTGTCCCTGACGCAGGGGAAGCCGCACCTGCAATAGTTATATCTCTAAAATCGGTATCAGTTAAAGATACTGCCGCACAAGTTAATGTGCGTGTAGTGCCAAGAGTGTTAGAGAAAATTTGTGTGCGACATGCCGCCACAGCGCTTGCACTAACTGTTAATGTGCCGTTAATTGTTTGGTTTGCGCTAATGCTTAATGCGCCAATACCAATACTAGTTCTGCCAGTTATGGATAGATTATTGAATGTATTTGCGCCTGTGATTGATGGTGAAGTAAGAGCCGTAGATGTAAAAGATACGTTGTAATAAGTTAACCCACCACCAGCAAATGTAGCACTTGCGTTAGAACCATTTATTGTTGATGTTCCTGCATTAAACGTAAGATTAGTTGATTGAATTGCAACAATATTAGCGCCTGATGTAGTAACAGTAGAAGCGTTAAAGTTAATTGTTCTTACGTTTGAATTACTAGAACCAAAACCAGACGCAGTAACAGCATAATTTCCTAATGATGAAGTATCAAACGTGCCGTTAGTAAGTGTTATTGAGTTAGCGCCGCAACTAAACGCAGACCCAAGTGTCCAACCACCTCCAACGCCATCAAAAACAACAGGCCCAAGAGCAACACCATTAGTAGTTATTGTTTTACCTGTTGTGGTGGCGTTAAAAGTAGTTGTACCTGAATAAGTACGAGTAAAGTTTGTGGCTTGAAATGTAAGACTACCTGATACTGTTAATCCAATACTTGCACCAGCAAGCGTCATCGTGCCATCAAGACCTGACGCTGTAAAGTCATTACAGACCCTTGGCGAATTTGCCATAGTGACTGTGAATGCACCAGTTCCTACGTTTGAATTGGCATCAAAGAATACGTTGTCTGCCGCAGTTGGGACAGATGCACCGCCAAGCCCACCTGATGACGCAGACCAATTGACTGTGTTGGTGGCATCCCAAGTGCCTGTGCCCAGAATCCAATATCTGTCAGCCATTAGACCTCCTCAACGGGAGTTTCTTCAGATGGGGGCGCAGTTATTACAGCAATCCAGTTGTCAAACCTTTGCTGTTGCATGGCATCGATTTCAGCTTGTGTTAGCCCATGATCGTCAGGCAAGTGCAAAGCATCAGAAAACGTGCCGTATTGGGATGAAAAGGAAAAATCAATCTTCATGGTCATGCCTGTGTAGTTACTGCAATTACATCCCAACGTGTATTGTTAGCGTTGTAAATACAACCCACATACGTTGTTTTGCTGATGGTTGTTGCTGTTGGCAAAGTCACCCCAATAACTGTGTAGGTTGCATTCCAAGTCAATGCTCTGCTTGTGCCGTTGTCCAGCAACCTGAATATTAATTTGTCCCCATCAAAAGGTGTTCCTATTGGGGCATTGATAGTGAGTCCTGCTGCCAATGCTGTGTAGGCATAAACATCACTAGCCGATATATCTGGGGTTAAAGACGATGCAGATGCGGCACTTGTAACCCTTGGGTCAATACGCTTGTTGGTTAGTGTCTCAGTACCTGAGTAAGTAGCAATAGATGCACCAGCCAATGTTGTTGCACCAGTACCGCCATTAGCTATTGGTAATGCAGTACCTGACAATGTAATTGCCAATGTCCCAGTTGTTGTAATTGGTGAGCCAGTAACAGACAAGAATGCTGGAACAGTTGCCGCAACGCTTGTAACTGTGCCAGTACCTGCGCTTACATTGACAGTTACATCATCCCCTGAATTTGTTGCGGTAACAGTCGCACCAACAAAATTAATCTTCTTAACACCACTTGTGATGCTTGTGCCTTCGTCTAGGATGGCAACCGCCCCATTGGTGGACATGGTGCTAATGACTTTGATTTTTTCTGCCAACTCAGGCGCAACTACTTCACCAACATTCAACTCTTTACCTGTTGATAAGGTAATAACCAACGAACCATCAAAGTCAATCTTGGCATCTGTGACAGAAATACCATCTGCACCATCTATGCCATCTTTTCCTGGCGCACCATTTAACCCATTCTTGCCATCTATGCCTTGGCGACCATCAGCACCCTTGTCGCCCTTATCTCCCTTCTCACCCCTCTCAGGAACAATGGACTTGGCAACCTCTAGTTGTGCGCTGACCTTGTTCTCCATCACTTTGATGGCCTCAACAATCAGATCAACATTGTCTTGAATAGCCGTTTCTTCTTGCTGGCGCATAGCCACCAAGGTTTCTTCCATCTTATTGATGGCATCTAGCTTCTCATCAAAAGATGAGTCTATTGACTCAATACTTTGGATAAGTTCCTTGATACTAGACATTTTGATTTAGGCCGTCTGTTAGTTTGGAAAGGAAATCTTGTTTGACTTTTGACTGAGCATTAACCTTATCAGCCATTTGCAACTCAACAATCTTGGACTTGTTCTTAATGTCAGCTTCTTTGAGCATCAAGTCAGCAATCTTGACCCGCTTGTCAAACTCCCTTTGATTGGCATCATCATCATTAGGTAGATTCTTGGTCAAAGATGCACTCATCTTGGCTTGCACTTCTTGGGGCATCAACTGAGCCTCAACCTGCAACTTCTGTGCTTCTGCACGATTCTGTTCAGCTTGAGTTGTATTGACAGCAATCTGAGCCTGTGCCGCTTGCATAGCCAACTGCTGTTGCACCTGGGCCATTTGCTCTGCTTGTGGATTGGGTTGGCTCATCTTGTCCAACTGCTCCATCAATTCATAGCGGTTGGTCAGTGAAGAATTAGCCAAAACACCCTTCAGAATCAATGGCAACACAGGAGTGTTAGGGCCAAGAGTCTGGAGCAAGCCAATAAACATTTGTTGCTCATGCTCACGGGCAATGATGCCCAAAGTAGCAGTGGGAATGAAAGTCATGTCCACAGAGGGATAACGCTCTGGGTCAAACTGCATATACCTAAAAGCCGCCTTCTGGATGAAAGGAATTAGGAAATCTTCTTGGAAGTTCACCAGAGTGCGCTTGTACTTCTTGATGATGGTGGCAATTGCCATCGACATACCGCCTTGGCCCATGTCTCTAGCACCAGCAGTAACCATCCCTTGGGAATCCAAAGTTCCCGTGGATTGCAGGAGCATACGCTCGAAATCCTTGGCAGTGGCTAAGTTGTTGCCATCAGTCTGCCCAAACTTGAAGGGATACAGAATTTCTGAAGGCGCACCATTGGTGAGAATGGCTTTTCCAGGCTTGACTTCAAACTTAGCACCACGGGGCAGACGGGTTGCATCCATTGCAATCATGGGGCTGGTGGTCAGTGCCAATGAATCCAAGTGAGAACGAATCTGAGCATCAATAGCCTTTTGCATATTGAAGGCTTTTTCCACTGTGCCCCGCCCTAAAAGACGATTGGGAACAGTGTCATCTTGGTATGTCAGAACAGGGCGATCCTTCATCATGTAAGGATTTGCCTCTGCTTTGAGCAACTGTCCATCGTTGGCAATCACGACAATGGCCTCAACCATGTCTGAATATTCTTCAGCAGCGGAACTTTCAGGAAACAAATCAACAATATTCCTGTTTTCCTCAAGGTTCTCTAGGTACTCACGGGGAACCAGACCATAGTAGGTCAGCAAAAGCACCTTTTCATCCTGGTACTGGCTTACCTCTTGGGTAGGTTCTAGGTCAGTATCTTCATAGGTTGGCGTAATGTCTACTTTGCGGTAGATTCCACGCTCAATGCCTTCAACAATCTTGTGGATAGAGATGTATTTCTCAATTGCTACCCCCATGCAGTCATCGACTGAGGTTCCATTGGGGTCAAAAAGAAAGTTCTTTGGATTTACAGGTGAAATCTTGACTGCAATGCGGTCTTTTTCCACCACTCCAATGGCAGCTTGACCCATTTGCCCAGGAATTGCCTGAGTAGATGGTACATACTGCTTTTCAGTCTTAACGACAATCTCGCCAATGCCTGTGCCGTAGATTTCTGCCATCAACTCAATGGCATCAATGGATTTGCGAATCTTGTCCCGCTTGAAATCCTCCATCAACTGGGCTTTGATGATGCCCACATCGATGGGGTTGTTGTTCACATCCCGAATATCGTCTTGAATGTCAAAGAACTCGCCTTGACCAAAGATAGCTTCCATGATCTCAGCATGGCGAGTCTCTACTGCTTGTTGTGTAGCAGGGGTTACGATGCGTGAACGCTCAGACTCACGGGTTTTGTCTTCAGATGCCCACTGACCACGAAAGATTCGCTCGTACTCAAGCCAATCTGGTAGGAAGTTGGTATCTCTGTAGTCACGCCAGCGGTTGCAATGGTCAGTAACAAAATCAGTCAGGTCTTTATCAGCCTCAGTAGGCTCATAAAACTCATTTTGCTCTAGCTTGACTTCTTTATCTGTTGCCATTGGGAAACCTTCTCAAGGATTCAATTGTATTACCAAATAAACCTGGATTGCCAAGATTTATTCTTACATCTCTGCCAGCGCCTTCAGGTATTTTTTCTCCAGCATAATTTCTTAATGCTCCAAAAATTCCGCTTTGTTCACTTATTTTATTAAAATTGTATTTATCTACAACTATTAGATTTCCTTCTGGATCACGATAATATGTGAATCGACCTAGCGTTGTTTGTAGATTTCCTATTGGGTCTAATGTTGATAAAAATGATGGAACCATTGATGCTGGTAAAGTTCCTTCTTCTTTTTGCTTCCTCATAAATTTTATGTAATCCGAATATTGAACATCGCCCCTATTGCTTGTTGTTTCAATAAGATTCTTTAACGCTGTTAATTCTTCTGGAGTAAAGTTTTTTTCAGTTATTGGCTCTTTATTTCCTTGCACTGTCTCAACCAATGTTTTTGCAGATGTTGGAAGCATTTGTGGGTTTAATTTTTGTAACAAAAAGTCTATGAGACTATTCGTCACTGAGCTTGTTGGCTTTTGCTCAGGAATTGTTCCAAAATTAAATAACCCAGTCGCCATTAAACCCCCGATATGATGTCTACAGGCTCCCACTCTTCATCTTCTTCACTCTCAAAGTAAGATGTTACAGCCAATTGGTCAATATAACTCAAAGCATCAGGAAGGTCATCATGTACGCCATTGGCAGGAAACATCAAGAGTTGGTCAGTGAAGTCATCCCAATCTTCTTCAGAGTTCAGCACAATACGCCCATGCTCAAACCGCCCTTGGAGACTCCAGATAATTCTGTCTGTCTTTTTCCTGTTGCCATGCGTTAGGTCAACTATGTGCGAATATACATTATTTTTCCGCATCAGGTCACTGAGGTAGGGCAAAACAGCGTTTTTTAGTGCCCCACGCTCAATTCCCACTGAAATTGGCCTGTAATCCCGCATCTTCATCAGGATTTTGGCAGCAGTTTCCCGAATGTCCCACCGCCCGTGGTCAATCTCTTTGACAAACCATTTGCCATCTTCAGTGACTTTGACCACAGCAATGGCGCTCTCATCTAGCCTTTTTTTCGCGTTAGCAGCTTGTTTAGCCACTTCTTCAAATCCTGCCAAGTCGATTGCAATGAAGTAACTACCATACTCAGGTTCCACACCATATTTGATCCAATCTTGTTTAAAAACATCACTACCTGCGTTGTCAAAGGATGCCAAGTACTCCTGCTTGAAAGCAAAGGAACTCAGCGTCTTCTTGGCAGACTCAATCTCAGTTGGGTCTATCAATGGGTTGTCTTGGGTTGTAAAGTGCCAGGACTTCCAATCAGGATCAATCTCCTCTTGGCCCATCTTGAACAGATCATAGAACCAGTTGCGCCCCTTGGGTGTGCCAATAAATATGGCTCTGCCCTTTTTGTCTGACAGAGAAGCACGAATCACCTGCTCCCAGGCTTCAGGCTTAATGTCCGCAACCTCGTCTAGCACCGCATAGGTCAAGGACACACCCCGCAGAGTATCTGGTCTATCAGCACCACGAACATAAATCTTTGCACCATTTATCATGGTGATATCCATATTGTTGATGTGACTGTTTTGGATAACATCCCTGCCAATCTCTAACAACACATCCCAAATGATCTGCCTAGCTTGTCCATTGGTAGGCGCAACATAGAGAACTGCACTTCCTGCTGGGCAACGCAATGCTTCAATAATTAGCGTAGTAGCTGCTAACCTAGATTTACCACATCGACGACCAGCAGCCACAACCTTAAACCTTGTTTTGTCAGTAAAGACTGTTTGTTGCCAAGGAAGGAGTGAGAAGTTGAGGTCAGACATTTTTTGTTTCTACATCAGTCACATCTTGCAGGGGTTCAATCTCTACGCCACCAATGCCTGTGATGTTGATGGTAACGGCATTCCTTTGCTTGCCTTCTTTCTCAAACAGGCTGACGGGAAGCATTCGATCCATGCAAAGTTTGAGCATAGCGGCCTGTGCAGGATGATCGTCATTCATGGCAATCTCAATTGCTTTATGAACAACATTGGAACCTGCGCTGTTTATAAGGAGGTCTTTGAGTTCTTTGATGCGCTGAACTTCAGTCTTTGGAAGGAGAGCCGCAGGTCTTTCAGCATAGGTAGTCATAGTGAACTTCTTGTTCACAGCACCCTTAGGGCGACCCTTTTTCTTTAGGTTGTTTGGCAGTGCATCAATCACATTCATACTTTACCCAGTTATGGAAGTTTGGTGAACTATACATTGTTTGACAAGTGGGGTAAACCCTAGTACATTGTTCACGGGGCCATCACCCAGCCCTCTATGCGGTGGAACCGACCAATTAGGATAATCGTAGCGAGTCAGGCGACTCTTAAGTAGCCCCCCATCATTCGGGATGAATCATGGCAAGGTGAACAGGAAATGTAGTCTGAGCCACTTGTCTGACAAACAAGATACTGGTTAGCTTAGATAAACAAGAGGTTCACTTCTGAAAAGAAGGCTAACCCTACACGGGTGCCTGAACTCGTCTGTTACCAACCACCACCCGTCTGTAGCACCTTCTTCCTTCCCAACAAAAGGCTAAATTGGCTTTTCCTGTGGATAGGAGGCACCACAAAATCTCTCACACCACACACACCCCCTCCCCCCCTACAAACCCTTAAGGGTAAACCCTAATAGGGTAAGTCCTACTAGGGAATACCCTGAGAATTAATTAACCGTCCAGTCGGTCGGGTAATGAATGTCGTTGCGGGTGCATTCCGATGACACTCTACGGGTTAACCCTAATCGAAATCATTTCACCATGTGGAATAAATTAGAGTTACATTCCACATCGTGAGATATTAGATAGGGGTTAGTACTATTAGGGTTTTCATGTTGCTGATTTTCTTGTTTGAAATCAACGATGTAAAAAAACTGGCACGTTTCTTTCGCACTATATATAGTGAGAGCATCGAAAAACTCTCAGTCATCAACCATCGAAAGGCGTTCAATATGACAAGCACCATCACCAGGGAGCAATGGCTCTCCAAGGCCACCGAAGAACTCAGGGCACTGTTTAAACAGCATGGGGAGGCTCTCCCACACGAAGTCCGATCAAGCTGTGGATTCCCCTCAAAAGGCGCACTGGGCAACAGGAACCGCACACTGGGCCAATGTTGGTCAGCCACGGCATCCGCTGACAGCCACGCCGAGATTTTCATCTCACCCACCATCTCTGACAGTTCAAGGGTGTTGGACATCTTGGCCCACGAACTCATCCACGCCATTCACCCTGGTGACGGGCACGGCTCAAAGTTCGGGCGCACGGCTCGTGCCATTGGGCTTGAAGGCAAGCTGACAGCCACTGTCGCAGGGCCTGAATTCTTGGCCTGGGCTGGGCCAGTGCTTGAGCGCCTGGGTGTGTACCCTCATGCTGACCTGGTGCCCGCCAATGCCATCAAAAAGCAAAGCACACGGATGCTCAAGTGCTTGTGCAATGAGTGCGGGTACATCGCCTACACATCGGGCAAGTGGCTGGCTGAGATGGGCGCACCTCACTGCCCTGACCATGGCGAGATGCAAAGCGTTTAAACAGTCTGACTGTCAGCCCTGCGGGTCAGGGTTGACGGGCATATTGCCAAACCTTATAACTTTGAAAGGCGTGAAACCATGAGCATACTAACTGACCCTGACCAAATTGAGCATTTTCGCTTGCTGACCTTGTGGCGTGGCCTGGGCCTCGAACTCAAAGGCATGAAAATGAGCCGTGGCACATCTTGTTACAAGATTCTCAAGTCCATGGGCATGACAGGCACCAAGCAACAGGTGCACACTGACCTGGGCAAGCTATTGGGCAAAATCCCTGAGACTGTTTAAACAACTTGAAAGGCTTTCAAAATGACAAACCTAATCCATGATGCTTATGATAACTATCCTGCAAAACAAAAGGATAGCAAAAAGACAAATAATTCTCTGACCTCTTACGAGTTCTACTTGTCGGCTTGTGAACTCCGCACTGGTCAACATGGCTCATTTGCTCAGGCCATTGGAGAGGCTTACATCGTGGCTGACAGTGGCAACGGCCAAAAATTGCTCGATGCCTTCCCTGAGGTTTTCATGCGTGGCTGGCACTGGGTGCAGTCCAAGCGCATCAACCAAACCGAGAGCGTTTAAACATCATGCACCCAGCAGACAAAATCGTTATTATCGGTTCAGCCTTGGCATTTCTTGCCCTGGCCTTCATCATGTGGACAACTTAAAACCAAGACTGAAGGGCATTTTGTGCCCTTTGGCCTGGGCTTTCCAGGGGTTTAACTTAAAGGCTTTGATATGAAAACCACTGTTTCAGTTTCTGATTTTAGAGATGCGTTTAAACGCTGCGGGAGGGGAGGCCAATTCTCTTATGATGGCCTGGGTGTTTTATTTAGATACTTTGAAGAGTATGAACAAGACACGGGCGATGAAATTGAATTAGATGTTATTGGTATTTGCTGCGATTTTGCAGAAAATGATTTTGCTTCAATCGCTGAAGATTATTCCATCGACCTTTCAGAGTGCGAAAGCAAAGATTCAATCAAGACGGCAGTTTTGGATTTTCTGGCAGACAATGGCTCATTAATCGGTGAAACCGATGAGGCCGCCGTTTATAGGCAGTTCTGATGATTTATGCCACTCTCGCCCTTATCCTCCGCATCCTAACCCGCAAAAAATGAAAGGCTTTGAAATGAAAACAGTATCAATGGAATTAGAATATAAACTTGAATTAATTGGTGAAATTAACAATGGGGATTATGTAGATCAATATTTTAAAATCACTCGATTCGATGATGATTTAAATTATGACGATGTATATAATTGGCTGCGTGACGAATATTATTATGACACCAATCGCATGGGTGGCTGGTTTTGCCATACTGTCACTATTTGCCCGAATCCCTATCATGCCGATAGTTGCATTGGAATAGTTCACCATTCGCAAAACGTTTAAACAATCAACCACTAACTAAGCCGCCTTCGGGCGGTTTTTCTTTGCCCACTTTTAAGCCCTTGCAAGCCCCACCATGTAGGGCGCATTGGGTTGACCAAGAAAAGCCCCTTAAACGCCCTTTTAAGCCCTTTGGCAAGCCTTTTTGTGGTCAATCATCGTCTTGGTTTGGCAGTGTGGTTACCAAGCCCACAAAATTCAGGTTCATTTCAGGGTCAAGCCCACAGTTAAAAAAGTGACCCGCTTGGTCGATAGCGACCTTCAACCCTTGCGTCATGTTACCGCCGCCGATCAATTCTAGGATGGCCCTTTGCTCTGGGCTTAAATTGATCTTGAAATCAGTCTGGGTTCTTAATGGGTTTATCTTGTTTGCCATTCAACTGCTCACGCCAATAAAGTGCAATTAATAATGCTTCGGCCCTGTTTCCATCTTTTTTTCTGATTAACTTGGCTTCAGGCCAAAAACTACGGGCTAGGTCTAGGCTTTCGTTTTTATCGCTTGTCAGGTGGAAATACTTTTTCCATTTCTGAGGGGTTACCAAATGAAAAGGGTAATTTGTTAATTCAGCAACCGCTGATATAACACCGACAGCCCTGCCAAACTGAAATGAACTGCTAACCCCTTGCCCTGGCATTGAATGCACTGATTCCATACAAATCTCTGCCCCTTCCCTTGGGTCAATGCACCGCAATATCATGTTTTTAAAAACAAGGGGCAATATATTCTTATCTTTATGCTCAATCATAAAAGAGTCCAAATAATCGCCATTTGAATCCAATGCACCAACTGCGCCACTAATGGAACCCGGGTCAAGCCCCAGATATATTGTCATTGTGGGCTTTCATGGTGTTGATTAAATCGTTCGAAATCCCAAGCCATAGGTATGTTGGGCATTTCTCCAGTTCCTTGGCCCTGTGCCATGCCTGACCCTTCCAGCCTGGAGTTTTTGCCATTAAAACAAGATGGGCCAATGTCTCCGCATACAACGAGGGCATGGTTAACAAGGTGCTGTGCAACGGCAAGCCCTTGTTTTCGTTTGTTGAGCAAGTGGCGGGCTTCATGTATGTTCATTTTGTCATCTTTTCTTTAAAACCTTGATAAAAATCACCACTGTCCATCAATTTAAAAAGACCAAAACCTTCTTCAAAATCAACTGTATATCGCTCGCAAATGTAGTCGGCATATTCCATTTCAAGTTGGGATGTTCTCATTGCTGCCTCGAATTGTTGCTCAGTCATGGGAACCCTTGCAATTTCAGCGGCTGCGCGGGTGATTGCTAGGCGAGTGGCTTCAGCAGTGTTAATGCCCGTCCTAACGAAAATCAGAGGTGCATCTTCTTTGAACCGCACCTGCACATTCCCTTGACTAATGTTGATTTTCATCTCCAACTTCACCGCTAGACGCAGTGCATCGCCATCATCTTCAAGGGGGTTCCATGGCTTTGCTTCAAAGATGTTAAATCCTGGCGGCAAGCGAGTGCAGTTACGCCAAACACCATTGGGGTCTTTGATCGCGTTGATTCTCGCCCCTTTTGCAGCAAGTTCTATCAGTTCTGTATCAGTCATGTGAATAATAACTCCTGAGTTTTTACTGAATCACCAGCGTTATATTTTTCTGATTCGCCTTTCGGGTAAGGTTGGATTTCATAACGCAGCTGGTCTTTTAAGGTCTGTTTTTGTTTTCTGCTTCCAACAAAATAAATATATCTGTGCTTGGCACTGCGATTTATTCTATTTTCAGAATCTCCAAAATTATGCCTTGAATGCTTACCATCAAGCCCAGCCATGTCTGTTCGTTCTTTTGTTGTTCCAGTGAAAATGAAGTTTGTTGCCTGATAGACATACCCAACATGGTTCATCTCAGTGTCGGCATAGGAAACCACAATGCTTGGCTTTGGCAACATTTGCAGACTTTGACCAACCAGCATAGATGCGGCATTTTTCAATCCATCTTCAATGCACAGGCGGTTTAACTCCAAAACAATGTCTTTGTTTTCTGGCCCACACACACCCATGCACAGGAAAGGACTAGCTGGCAACCCATAAGTCACGATGCCAACTAGCCTTGTGTCATACAAACCAAAAGCA